CACGCCTTGCCCGTCTGCACTGTCGTAGGAGAGGCGGGCAGCCTCGCTTTTTATGTCTTGAGAGGGGTTGCCAAAGACGAAGCCGTTTATGGGGTTTGAGAGGCTGGCACCCTCAGGCTGGCCTGCAGCAACTACAGGAAAAGTGTGGCTTGTGTCTACGTGAGCGTAGATTTTCCACCACTCGTCCTCAGGGGCGTAGCTGAAGCCAGAGGCGTCAGGGTTGCGTAGGTTTCGGAAAAGGCTGTGCCACAGCCAGTGCAACCTCCATGTGGGGTCTGCCACACCCTTAGAAAGCCTGTCATTGAGAGCGTCACAAAGCCCATTCCACTGAGAGGAGGTAATTGCAGCGCCCTTAGCAACCGTGGGCGCTTCTGTGTATTCCAGCGCCATGCGGGTAGGCCTAGCTCATGGTGTAGCGCTTAATGACTAGAGCGCTGCAGTCTGACCCACTGACGTCCAGGTAAACATACCCATCAGCCTTTTTGTAGCGGGAGTCTAGGTTAACCAGGAAAATGGAGTTGGCATTAACCGTGTAGGTTTTGTCCGTGAAGGTGACACCAAGCTTGCTGTATTCGGTGGGCTCTTCTAGGACAATGGTGAAGGTCCTGCTTGCTGCGTTGTCATTGCGAAGCAAAAGCCAGCCAGCAGAGTTGAACTCAAAATAAATACCATTACCTGACCCGCTTGTCAGGTTCACGTATTCAAGGGAGTCAGTCACCTGCAAGCCTGGGCCACCTAGCCCAGAGGTGGAGAAGTCCTTAAAATAGGTTGTGCTGTGAAGTGTGCTCATAGTTTTGCTAGAATGCTTTTAATGAGGGCCCAGGTGCCTGCTGCTTTTTGTTGGGTTTTCAAGTTGCCCAGAATGTTTTCCAGCTTGCCTTTTGCGTTGGACTTGCCCAGAGCTGCCTTGAATTCCTGCGCTGCCTCAACACCACTGACTGCTGCTTTCTTCCACTGCCGCCCACGCACAAATGCACCCACGCTGAGCAGGGAGAGCAGAGCAGTGGACACTATGCCACCTATGGGTTGAGGGGCAATCTGCCCACCTATGGTGACGCCTGCCTCAATGTTGGGCTTGGTTACCCAGTTAGTGGTGGTGACAGGCACCCCGTCAATGGTTTGGGTGCTCACCTCAGCTTCATACACCCAGTCCCCAACAGACTTGAGTTGAGTGCAACCAGACAATGCGACAAGGGCCCCACATAGTAGGGCTATTTCAAGAAGGTTTTTTAGTCTTTTCATTTCGTTTTTTCATGAAGTCCAGCCATGCAGACCCTGCCTTGGCTACTGTGTAGGCAAAGGTGGCAAACCCAATGCCAAGCCTTAGCCACTCGTCCATTGTGCTGCCTGAGACTGTGAAACCTATTGCCCCCACTAACCCCACTTTTAGGCTTTCAGTCCAGGTCTGCTCCACTAGCTCAGGCCCAGACTCTGGCTGGGGTGTTAGGGGTTACGGCATAAGCCTCCAAGGCGCTAGTGTCCTCGCCAGGGATTGCTCTGACGTTGACGTGGTAGAGCGGGCTGTAGACTGGGGCAACTAACTCCTCGCCCGTCTCAGGGTCATACTGGCCCTCCTGCTCAGCAATAAGGGGCAGGGTGTCGATGTTTCGGAAGTTGGGCCTTAGCTCAGTCTCAGTCACCACTGGGTTTTCTGGGTCAGTGTTGTCCCATGCAATAGGTGTGTCTGTGTAGAGCACACCCTCAGCAGTGGACTTGTCTGGAAATGCTAGGTAGAAGTCTGTGAACATAGATTGAGTGTCTGTTGTTACTTAGGACGTGAGGGCCTCGACGTTAGTCGCCGACAACCCAACATTGTAGAGCGAGACGTTGCGAATGTGGCCTTCGAGGTGGAGCTGGGTCGCTGAGTAGCTGCCAATTTGGAGCGTGTCAAACTGAACACTAGCAGTGTCGGCATTACTCATTGTTGCCGCCGCCGCACCGTCAAACGATGCGTTGGCAGTGGTTCCATCAAGCCCAATTGCGACCTTGTGAAACCCAGTTCCAACCCCAGACTTGTTGGTCAACTCAGTTGTCCCCGCGCTGGTGTTCGCCACGTAGACGTAGCCTGTGCCGGAATACACCTGAGGGTCGATGCGAAGCCCAGTGGTGCCGTCTTTGAGGACCATCACTCGCCGGAACTGTGCATCATTTGCATTGGTATCAAACTCAGCGACCGCACTGACCGCATTGCCAATTGGGTTTTGGTTTATGTCGGACAAACCAACTGATAACGACTCAGCTGCTCTGGTCACCGCAGAGCCAGAAGTTGAAATTAGGCTACTGCAATGACTGCCCATCTCAAACTGCCAGCCGCTTGTGATGACTCCGTTGTAACCGTTGCCGGTGTAGGTATCATTGCTGGACGCATCTAGTAGGGTTAGATAAACCCTACCGCCTCCAGTTGTGGGAGCCGTATACGTCATTGAGATGCGGTAAAACCCATTACCAACTGACTCGACCGTTCCAGTCCCGCCATTGTTCTCCGCTAGGACTGTGCCGTTGACTATATCGTAAATTACGTAGCGACCATTGCCACCAACCGTTGTGAATATCTTAACCCTCGGCACTCCAGCAGATTTGCAGTAGAGGCTGACAGTGCAACTAGACGCACTAGTTGGGTAGACGAAGTTCGAGAAGAAGTTGTGATTTGTGGGAACTGAGTCTGCGCTCTCGGTGACTAGGCACGCATTCAATGCGCCCGTTACTCCAACGGCTGCTGAAGCGGTGACGCTAACATTTGTTTTAACCCAATACGCATTGTCGATGGAATCAGACCTCTCTATGAGGTTCTGGGCCTGACCCTCGATGAGGATGCCCATAGATTGCCCATCAGACGCTGGGTCGTATTCAAAACGGGGTTGTCCAGCCGTAGCCACCGATTTAAGCGTGGGGGCATACTCCCTGTGTATTTGGGTTGTGGTGGCGTTGTAGTCTGTAGCCCCAGTGGTCGAGAGGCTGGCAAATGCTACGTCGATGGAGCTAGAGCCATCTCCCGTATAAAGCTGTAACCCATACGGGTTGCCAGCCGGTGTGGCAGTGGTGTTCGTGACGCTCACATTGAGCGAACTGCATGTTCCAGTCGCTTTCAAAACACATTTGTAATAACCGTTACCACTGGCTGTTTGAGTGGCTGAGACGTTGGTGAAGCTGCTGCTGCTGCCGTGCAGTATGTTTGGGGTTCCCCCAGCTAAATCGAACGTAGCGCACTCATACAGGTCGTTACCCCCTCCACCCATTGTCATCATGAGGTAGCGAGTTCCAGAGTTCTGTTTAGCGTAAACAACAGCGGTGATGTCCCCAGTTGCTGTAATTGACTGGTAGACTCTGTGCCACGAATTGGCAGTGCTTTCAACTATCTCAAAACCGTCAGTCCCTCCAGATGGGTCAGCTTGACCTGAGTTGCGGTCGCTTAAGTTATCAGCCGACCAACTTGTATCAAAGTCACTCGACTGGAGGAGGAGGTTCTCACTGGAGAGGTGTTTCTCATTACTCCAGAAGTGAACCGCCGATGGCGCAGCATAGGTTGGCGGAGTGTCGGAGCGAGTGAATGTAGCCCGTGGGTCGATTTTGCCACCGTTGGCAAAGTCAGCCATAAAGACTGGCCTAGTGGCTGGAAAGTTGTCTGAATATGCCATTGGTGACCTCTCCGTTATTCAGTTGCGGCTGGTTCGTTAGCCACAGATTCTGGCTCAGTTGCCATAGCGGCCTGATAGGCAGCAATGCACTCAGGCGTCCAGACTGCTGCTGCGATGGCTTTAACTCGCTCGCATTCTCCGGTCATATCGTCGCCGGGGTTGGCAACGTGACGGTGGAAGCTTGCGGCTTTCTCCTCGCCAGTCTCAGAGTCGATGATTGAGTGACGATGCCTAATTTGCAGAGCGCCGTTTTGGGTGACCTCGATTTTGTCGGTCAGGGTGATTTCTTCTAGTGCCATAATAATGTTTTAGTTTTGGTCCGTCCCGTCACTCCAGACGGGATAAATTGGTTACTGTCCCGTCCTGTAGGTTACGGTGAATTTCACGTAGCAAGTCGTATTTAGCAAAGCCACACGGTAGTAAACATCTGAGGTTCCACCGTAGGCTCCTCGCTGGAGGTAAAACATGCTTGCTCCGTTAGCCGTAGCATGCGCTCCAGTTATGTCTCCAACTTGAAACAAGCTAGGGTCATTGTAATCACCCCCGTAGCTAAAGCTCATGCCAAGCGATGCGTCTAAGACGGTGAACGGCAAGCCGGTGATTAATAAATGATTGTTTGAACCGTATGTCGCAGCGGTGTTAATCTGAATGCGGGCAGTGCAGAAAACTAGGCTTCCGATTTTGGTGTAGTTTCCGGTTTGGGCTGCGTAGGTGATGCTTTCACCTGTTCCAGTTGATAGGGCTGGGGTCCACGTCCCTGTCTCATAGTCATCCAGAGTAGCACCTGACCCGAAATCTATGCCTGTGGAGTTGGCGACTAGGTTGCCATTTGAACCATCTATCGTCCACCTAGCAGCTCCGGCTGTGTTGTCGTAAAACCTGAAATTGTGGCTCGAATCAATAATTCCATTGCCGATTGACCACCCTGTTGTGTCAGCCGCATTTGTGAATGCCAAGGAGCGGCTGTCAGTAGCATTCCCAGTAATTTTGATTCCGCTGGACGCCATCGTGAGCTTGCCCGCACTGTCGATGCGGACACGCTCGGCTCCAGCAGTAGCATCGTAAAAAACCAAGTTGCCAGCGCTGCCGTAGCCAGTGCCAGTGCTGCTGATTCTAAAATCTCTGCCATTAGTTCCAGTCTGGTTGAGGCTAATCTCCGCACCGCCAGCACTGCCAACCTCTATGTCTAGCGGGGTGGTTGGCGAGGATGTCCCGATGCCGACCCGTTGGCTCGAATCGATAGTGACGGCGGTGGAGCCAGCAGTGTTGACCGTCAGCTTGTTGTTGCTGTGGTCGTACATTAGTTCGCCAGCATCTCCATCGTCGGTGTCTCCAAACTCAATGCGAGCCAAACCAGAATTGCTGCTCAGCAACTGGATGTTAGGCGACCCAGTACCGTCACCAATGGTCAATTCTCGACTGCCAGAGTTCGTGCCAATACCAATTTTGTCAGTCACCTCAAGCGTACCAACTGATATGCCCTCAGACGATTGGTAGGCCATATCGCCCAGCATACCATTGACGGGTATTTCATTGGGTGCCGTCCCTACATCTGCTTGCACCAACCCCTCAGCGTCTGGGCTGACCTCTAGGGCTGTGCGGATGGCTGACTTGTCTGAGCCTGTGGGTGGTTCCTCGTCCAGAAATCTGACAAGGCGGCCTTTCAGCCTGACTAATGAACCGTCCTCCTTATGGACAAAGAATTTCTCGCTTGGCATTGCTTTAAACTGTAGCGGGCCCAGGAGAGTCCAGGCTGAATGCCTGGGGCAGGTGTGTCTCCAAATTTGGACAAAGCCAACTAGAGCCCTTCACAGTAGGGCCCCAGTGTGTCACTGCCAGCGGGCTGGCTGGTCTGAGGTGGGGGCTGCACCCCCTGAGGACTTGGTTGCCCTGCTTGCCCTAATTGTGGTGCCCTTGGGGCTCTGGTTAATCAGAGTGCCTGAGGACTTCATGGGCTGCAGGGCTAGGACTGCGTCTTGCAGTTCCTTAATGGCTTGCAAGACTGCTTGGACGTTGAATTGACGTAGGCGCTTAAAGGCTATCATGCTCTGCCGTAGTAAGGGTAGAGGAGGCTTGAGAGTTCCCCATACTTGTAGTTAACCCACTCTTGCACTACCTCAAACTTGCCACCTTGCACCTCATGAATAACTGGGGCCTCTTTAAACCAATAGCTCTTGTCTGCACTGGACGAGCCCCAGAATGTGTTTGCAATGTCACCTATGAGGGCATACTTGCTGACACTGGCAATGCTGTTGTCTGTAATGTATGCAACCACCTCAGGAGTGGTCCATTGAGACTCTACTTGAAAATGACTTAAGCTGAGGTTTGTGTTTCCTGGCACCACCTTTGTGTTCCTCAGAATGTAGCGTGAGGTTTCATAGGTGTCTTTTCCTGCAAGCAACATGAGGACTAGGTCTAGGGCAATTTGCTTTTGTGCGTCACTCAAACCTCCATACACATTCACGCCAGTGTCCCACTCCTTCAGTTTGTCGTGCAAGTCCACCTTGGACTCGTCCTTTGTGTTGGACTCAAAGTTGGCTTGCACTGCTGCAAGGTAGGCCTCCACTGCAGTTCTTATGCGGTATTTTGTGCCCCTCAATGTGGAGGCTGAGTTGTTGCTGGAAGTGTAGACCTGCCTGCTGTCGTCCAGTGAGTCAAAGTATGGGTGCTCCCAGATGTTTGCTTGGTATTTGCTGGGCTGCAGTGTCCAAGTGTCCGTCTCCTCCTGGTAGGACTGGACATTTGCGTCTGTGTTGTCCTCTGCTGCAAAGCTTACCTCCAGCACCCCATACCCACCTGCCTCCTGTCTTGCGTCTATTCTGGAGGCATTCTGGACATACGCTGAGCCATTAAGGGCTGCCTCTACGTTAGCCCAGGTGCCCTTGTAGCGGTATGTGGACTCCCAGCCTGTGGCTTGAGTCCATGACCTATTCTCACTCTCCAGAGTCAGGGCTGAAGTCCCTTTCAGTATGACACTCATTTGCTCATTCGGCTGACCCCGTCAGCAATGTTTTTGAGGGCTCCATTGTTTTCCCGTTCCTGCTTCTTCCTCTCTAACTCGTTTTCCATTTGCATGGTTCTCATGGTGTTGCCCGAAAAGAGGTTGGAAAGCATTCCAAGGGGTGTCCCAGCTTTGCCTAGCAAATCCCAAGTGCCTGACAGAAAACCAGCTCCAAGCCCCTTGAGGCCCTGCAGCCATGAGTTCAGCATTTCTGCTGTGTCTGCCAGGAGTCTTATGTCCTCGCTTTTCCATAGCACTTGCCCCTGGTTTATGTTGTTGAACTTGCCTTGAGTCAGCGCTGCCGTCAGCTCAGCCCCTGGGTCACTCATCAGGTCATCCAAGTCAGCCAGAATCTGCCCCATGCGCCCTGTCTCCTGTCCCGCTTCATTCACAGCCTGGGCAAAGCTTTGGAACATTTCCACGGGTGACTTGTCTCTCAGGTCATCTAGCGTGAAACCGTAGCGCTCAAACACAGCAAGCCATGACTTGCTGCCGTTTAGTGCTTCATGCTGTTTGACTGCTAGGTCCTTGACTGCGTCATAGAACCTGTCCACGGGCATTCTGGCTGAGTTGGCTGCTGCAGCCATTTTCTGGTAGGTGTCTGTGTCCGTGTCGTAGGTAATGGCAGCGTCTCTTATTTGTGCTGCGTTGGTGTAAAGGTTGCTTATTCCTTTGGCAATGGACTCCACAGCCATCATGCCAGCAAACTGTCCAGCAAAGCCTTTAGCGCTTTCCTTGACGTAGCTGTTCATGCCAGCCCGCATTTTCTTTATGGAGGAGTTCCATGAAGAAATGTCGAGGAAGACCTTTGAAAATATGTTAGGCATTTGCTTTTTGCCTTTCTGCTTGCAGGCGCTCCAGCTCAGCAATACCTGCCGCAAGTTGCCCGTCTATTATTTTGGCGCCCCCGTGCTGCTCGTTATATGCCAAGCAGTCCCACATGAGCTGCAAGAGCCCTGAGTCCATCATTTCTGAGGGAGTGTAATTCAATTTGCTCAGCGCAACTGTCCTGAGTGTTTGCAATACAGGTGCCCCGTATTTTGCCCCAGTGGCATGTCCTTTGCCTTCAACCTCCAAGAGTTCTGGCAGTTGCATATTGCTCTGAATGTAGACAAGTGCCTCAGCAAGTGCCTTGGTCCTGTTTTTTGGCATTGGCTTCCTAGTGTAATACCATTGCCCAAGCGGGCTCAGGAACCAGTCCAACCACTTGCAACCACTCTTGAAATCCCGCTGGCAAATGCCAACAAACCCCCAGAACTCTAGGGGTGTGAGAATTTCAGAAATACCAACTCGCTCAAGCAGCACTGCATGCCCATACGTCAAAGCCTTAAGCTTCTGTCCACCTACGTAGACAGGCCCAGGCACTGCTGCTGCTGCCCAAGTAGAGGACATTAATTGGTCACGTTTTCGTATTCGATTGCCGCAATGGTCCACTCAGCGTAGTTGCTGCTGGACCTTGTTTTTTCGGCGCTGGTTATAATGTAGTTGCCTGTTCCGTCATCCACCTCAGCCCACTCAGTCAGGTCAACGTCCAGTGACTGGCCCACTAGGAAGGTGGTGGCAAAGTTGCTGTCAGCGTTGCTTACATCAGTGCCGCTGACAATGCCTGTTAGGTTGAGCACTTTGCGCTGGTTGTAGCTGCAGTGGGAAATGACTTCCCCGTTGCTGTTAGTTGCAGTGTTAGTGTCTCCCTCATAGCTGAGCCTTAGCTCAGTTGGGAAAATGGAAATTGCTGTGCCCCCGTTAATGCTGACACTGAGGGCTGTGCCGTCTGTTTTTGTGCCGTAGGTGAAGGCACTACCTTTGAGAATTTTGCTCATTGAAATGTCCTTGGTTTAATTGTTCGAGTCGTCAGCATTGCCTGCCCCGTCATAGTCAATCGGAATGTGTTCCACTGCTGTTATGCTCCACTCCGCAAAGTTGCCCGCTGACCTGGTTTTCTCTGCACCAGTTATGTGGAAATCTCCATAGCTGGGGGCACCGTGCACACCTCCTGGGTTGCTGGTAGAGCCCCAGCCAGCGCTCCCAGACTTGTTGACCTCAGGCCATTCATTGTTTGCCCCATAGCTAATCCATAGGTCACAGCCCACCTTGAAGGGGGCAGAAAATGCGAGGTTTGCATTAGTCACATTGTCTGCCCCTAGTGCGTTTGGAGTCTGGCTAGTGGCAAGGACAATGCCTGTCAAATTGAGGACTTTGCGGTGGTTGAAGCTGACAACGCTGACAACTTCACCGTCACTGTTGTTAGCTGTGGCTTGGTCACCCTCATAGGACAGGCGAATTTCTGAGGCATACATTTCCCCAGAAAATTTGACTCCTGAGTCATCTGAGACTCTGACCTGTATAACGCCACCGCCTGTGCGGCTGCCGTATGAAAAAGCTGTGCCCTTAAGTATTTTGCTCATGAAAAATTACCTGCCGCACTGGCTAGGGTTATGGTTATGGTTTCAGTTAAGACTCCCTCGTCCATGTCTCTGGTGCTGCCCTGGTGTTCTGTTACACCGAAAAAGTGAAAGTCTGTTGAGTAGTTGTTGAGGTCATTGAGGCCCGTGTAGAACAAGGCGTCCTCAACCTGGGTAAGGGTTGTGTCATGTATGTCCAGCGCCCCAGGCTGTGCCTCACCATCCACCTCGCTCTGCACCATGACAGACAACTGGACGTCCATGTTGCCTGTGTGGGGCGGGTTTTCAGTGCCACCCTCAAAAGCCACCACAACACAAGGCAACCCTTTTATTTCGTCACGGGTTGCAGCGTAGACTGGGACACCCACCTTGCTCTGCAGGTAGTCCCTCATGGCTTCTTCTGACTGTTTGCGGTAGCTCACTTGTTCTTATTGGTTCGTTGCCAGTCCTCACGGACTTTTCTTTTGAGGTAGACGAGCATGTCTCTGGTTTCTGCTCTGACTGCCTTTTTCAGTCCATTGACTGCTGCGGGCACTTTGTCCGACCAAGCCACCCCGTGGGTGACTTTTGCCCATGGCTTTAAGGCTCCATACCGTGCATGAATGCCTGTGCCCTTTCTTCTAAAACTGCTTTGGCCTTTTGGTTTTGGTTTCGGCTTTGCCAAGTAGGGCCTTATGTCGTCTGCTGCCCCCAGCCAACCCGCTTTCATAAACCCTCTGCCCCTTTGTCTGGACCTAATGTTTTTGTCCACCTGGGCCTGCATGGCCTTGCCGTGCAACCCAGGTTCACCACGCTTGCCCCTAGCGTAGTTGATTAAAATTGCTGCCACTGGTGCCTTTTTACGTCTACCTTTGCCTGCGCCTCTCTTGCGCTTCTTGCGTGGTGCTGGCTGTGTTTTTGCACCTTTCAGCAAGTCCCTCTGAATGCGTTTGTCAGTAGCACTTTTGGTGTGGCGTATGCTTTTGAGGCATATGTTAAAAGCCCGTTTGTTGACCTCGTCTGTCCAGCTTTTGCCTGTCCTGGTTAGGTATTTCATCAGGACTTTGTTGAAGCGTTTGCCGTCCACCTCAAGCCTAACCATGGAGGCACTAGCCATGCTTTTTCATCAGGCCCAGTTCAAAGGCCCCGTCATTAGTCACCACCGTCTCAACCTTGAACCTTTTGCCCCCACGGGTAAGCACTGCACCCACAAGAGGCCTCATGTTCTGGTCTGCCCACTGTTTTCGTGAGGTGGTTATGGTTACGTCATAGCCCTCCAAAATGCCTCCCTCTTCCATTTGCTTTGTGTCTGTCCTCCCTGACTCCACGCCTCTGAACAAGGTTCCTGAGTAGTCGAATATGCAGCCCAGGCTTCTCTCCAGTTCCACCTGCTGCTCATAGGCAAATCGGGCTCTGTGGTGGCCTGCCTCGATGGTGTTGGTTGAGCTGACTGACCCATAGCCCCCGCTGACTGACAGGTTGAAATAGTCCGTCCTGCTGTTGCCGTTGCCTTGGGGCACGTCTAGTGTGACTGTTTGGGCTGTGGCATAGGCCAGTGCGTCCGTGTAAACCTTTACCGTGTAGGCTGTGGAGTCATATTGGGCTGAGTCTGCCGTGACTCTCAGAATGACTTCAGCGCTTGCTGTGTAGGTTAGGTCCTGGGACGTGTCCACAGTCGTCCACACAGTAGGCGCTGCCGCCGTGGCTTTCTCATAAAGCCACCCCTCTCTCCAGCCTGTTAAGTGAATTGCAGCCATAAACAAAAGGCCCAGGCGGGCAGTGTCCCGCCACACCTGGGCCAGTCACAACAGGAGGGTCAGGCGCTCTTCTTAGAGGCCTTCTTTTTTGGCGCTGGTGCTGTTTGGTCAGTGGAAAGCTTGGCCCGCTTCCAGTAGGGGGGCTTGCGGTAAACAAACAGGTCAACGAATTTGCCGCTGGGGTTTCCCCGCTCGGCAAGAAATGCCTGCTTGCACAGTTCAGCGTCTCCAACCTCAAGGACCTGTGAGGACCCGTCTGGGAGAATGCCAATGGTGATAGAGGGTTTTTGAATCATGGTAATTGGTTTTCTTTAAGGTGTTAAAATTCGCACTCCGCAAGTGGTGTTGCCCAGGGCTACTCCCCACAGGCATGAGACGCTGAGCATTGTCTTGCCTAGCGTTGCATCGTAGTGCTTGCGAAATTGGACAGGCAGGCCTGTCCTTGGTTCTACTGTTGAAAGTGTCTCTACCCTGCCTCCAGTTGAAGGCTCGGCCACATGGCGGGCTGCCATGACTAGGGCTGAAGGGTGGCAGGCAAAGCCCCGCAGGTTGTTGGCTGTGGGTATGCCTTGGTATTCCACAACCCCCATGCCAAAAACGTCCATGACCTCACCAGTCAGCAGTGGGTCCCTGCTGCCGTATTGGTCAGAATAAATCATAGAATCCTTCATGAGGCTGGCTGTGTAGTCCGTGCCCAGCAAAATGGACCTCATGGACTTTGGTGCCCTGGCTGTGCTGAGCAACTGCTGCGCTTGGGCTATTTCGTCAGTGTCAAAGTCTGCTGCTGATTTGGTAATTGCTGTGGGGAAGTTGCTGGGGGTTATGAGGCCAAGCAACGAGTCAGCAAAAGACTTTGCAACTGCGTCCACGGCAGGCATGGCAAACACGTTGAAAATAAAATCAGCGCTTTTTGCCTTACTTACTTCGAGGTCTGAGAGGCCAATGACGAAACCTTTCATGTGGTCCAATGACACACTGACCTCAGTTGTCTCAATGTCTCCAGGGGAGTAACTACCAGAAAGGTCCATGGCATTGAGTGCCAAAGGAATTCTAGTAGTTACCCCGTCCCCACGTTGCCTCACCCCGTCCGAAAAGTTGCGGGCGAAGTGGGCAAACATGGGGAAGGAATACCCCAAGTGGTCCAGTGTTAAACTGGCCACCATGCTGAGGTTTAGACCCTGGAGTGAGTTAGCCATTTGGCTTATGCAGACTTAATGCGCTGCAAGCTGTCGCCATGGCCTTTGGCTACACCGTATAGGCAGGCCACAGAAACCATGTGTTTCCCAGCAGTGGCGTCATACCAGCTTCTAAGCTGGAGCGGAGTCTGGCTGACGTCAGGTGAAGTCAAATTCAAGACTTGAACGTAGGAGTCAGCAGGAGCGGCAGGGAATCGGGCTGCTACAGCAATGGCGCTGGGGTGCAGAGCGAAGCCTTGCAGGTTTTCTGATGTCGTGGTTGCGGAAGCACCGTTAATGGCTCCAGTGTATTCCCACAGGTTCATGCCGTGGACACGGGTGCCAGAGTATTCCCGCACAGCTTCAGTTCCACCGTAGGTATTGGCTGCCCCGACCACGGAGTCCTTTTGGACGGCTGCATAGTAAGAGGGCGACAAAATGACGTTTCGGTCACCCCTAGGGACCTTGCGTCCGCTCATGGCGCTTGAAATATCGGCAATATCGTCTGAATCGAATGCGGAAGCAGTTGAGGTCGTTGCGTTTGTGTAGTTCGAGGAAACCACCAGCTTGACAATGTCCGTGAAAATCGAATCAAGGACGGTTTCGTAGGCAGGCTGCAAGAAAATCGAAGTCAGCCACTGCACGTCTCCTGCAGCTCGGCTCACCTCGAAATCTGAAAATCCCATGCTATACCCACGGAGCTGGTTAAGCTGGACGGTTACAGACGTGCTATTTATGTCGTTTGCAGCGTAACCACCAGACAAGTCCTGTGCGGTTAGGCCTGCAGCGTAACGAGTCACGACAGACTCTCCACGTCCGCTAGGGTCACCTGTGAAGTCACGGGCAACTGCTGAGAGAGGGGCAAAGGTTTGCCCCAAGAAATCGAGTGACAATTCGGCAATCGCCTCAAGGTTCACTCCCTGGATGTTGTTGGCCATCTAAGTTTCTTTCTAATAACCACTTACCGAAGTAGTGGCTTTATGTTTTTGAGGTAGTAAGCCCTGCGCTCCTGGTTTCCTTCCAAGGTGCGGTAGTGCTGCCAGTGCTCTGCTTGGGTCAGCTCTGCGGTGGGCTCTGGTTCGGTTGCTTCCTCAACTGGCTCTGCCCCGCACTGGGCCACAATGTCTGCGGCCTGTTCACTTGCGGTGGCCTGTGCCTGCTCAAGCAAAAGGTTTGCTTCTTCCAACAAGGCCACCTTGCTCTCAAGGGCCTTGAGGTCTTCTTCATGCTGTGCACCAAGCTTGGCGACTTCTTCAGCATGCTTGCCTGCTTGCTCTTCTAGTTGAGCTTGCAGGGTTTGGTTGCCAGCAAGGGCCTCATCCAGCTTGGCGCTCAAGCTGTTTAGCTCCGTGTTGGCTTTGACTAAATCCAGAATGGTTTTCATGTGTTTTTGGTATTGGTTAAAGGTTCGCCATGAGTGCCAAGACACTGTCTAGGTCATTGACTACTGCGTCTGCTAGGGTTGGCACTGCTTCCATGCCCTCATAGGTCAAGCCAGTCATGACGGACTCTGGGGCTGTGCGTTTGAGGTTTATGTCCGATTTGAATCGCTCATGCCACTTGGTGACATTGGCTTGAAGGCGGGCTTGCGCTTCCTCGGAGAGTGGCTTGAAGTCAGCTAGGTCCAGCTTGTTTTCTCCGCTTGAAATGGCATTGACCTTAAAACCATTCATTGCCAAGTGCTCAGACTGGTCCAGCAGTGCAATGTAGACTCCCACACTGCCCACCTCGGCTGACTCGGACAGAATCACGCTATCTGCAGCGCTGGCTATCCAGTAGGCTGCTGAGGCTGCCATGCCCTCTGTGTAAGCCACCAAGGGCTTGCTGACGTTGCGAAGTTTTGCAGCCAGTTCTGGCAGGCCTGTAATGGTCCCACCAGGGCTGTCTATGTGGAGCAGAATGCTGGTGACGTTGGGGCTTGCTTCTGCTTCAGACACTTGCTGCCAGATGTCGTCATAGTCAGTCATGCCCAGCATGCGCTCCCATGGGCCTAGCATTTTGCCCAGGGCACCGTGTATGTGAATAATTGCTACACCATCCACCTCTTGGGGTGGGCGGTTGGGCTCAATGCTGTATTCCTCGTCCTCGTCAAAGTAAGCTGAGGCTTCAGTCAATGCAGAGTGGTAGTCTGGGCGAATTGCCCACACCTCATTCTGCAGCTTGTGGGTCAATCGGTGTTTCATTGCTGTCTGCAAATACAGGGTTGGGTGTGCGTTGTGAGAGCAGGTGCATGGCAGTTTCCATGCTGACCCCATACTCACTGGAAAGTCTTTTTGCCCGCTGGAGCAGGTCTACTGCCTCAGCTTCTACTTGGCCTCTTACCTCCTGCCAGTCCATGCCTAGCTCGCCCACGTCCTGGGACATGGTTCTGAGGCCTAGCTTAATGGAGTCGTGGTTAGACTTAGCCTCTCTGCCAAGGTCCACGGTAATCCGCTTAGGTGTTTGCCAGCGCACCTTCCACCAGTTGTCTGAGGGTGGCAGGTCGCCCCTTTTAATGCCCCTGGCAATCACCCAGCTCCACACTCTGCTGCAGAGTTTGGTGGCTATAAGGTTTTGCCTTTCTTCAAAGCGCCGCTGGGCTTTCTCCAGCACAAAGCGTGAGGCACTGCCTGTGCCTTTGCTTATGTCCCAGACAAACTCATAGGGTAGGCCTAGTCCTGTGGCAGTCTCCCTAATCAGGTGCTCCACAAAGCCTACGAAAGTGGGGGAGGGGCGGTTGGAGGCAAATGACTCAATGGACTCTCCAATTTTGAGGCGTGGAATCATTCCAGGCTCAAAGGTCTGCCAGGGCAGGTCTCCAGTGTCTGCCGCTGAATAGCCGTCCTCAATTAAGGCGCTGCCATCGTCCACCACGCCACCCTGGCTTGTAATAGCCATGCCAATGGAGGCATTGAGTTTGGTGCCTACCTTCTCAAATTCCAGCAGGTCGTCCATGTCCCTCAGGTGAGCAATCGCATGGACTAGACTAGTGACACCTCTGAGCTGGCTGACCCGCTCAGGGTCATACATTAAAATGAAATTGTTTGAGCTTATGCGGCGGTAGTCACTGTCCCCGTCCCGCACCTCATACGCTGTGGGCCTGCCTGCTGGGCTAGTGTGGACACCGTCATGGGCCTTGGCGTCATAGGTCTCTGACTCAATGCGGTGGGCCTCTACGAGCTGGAGTTGTGGGAAACTGTTGCCAGTGCCCACCATAATCAGGCCAATGTCCCCGTCTATGTCCATGCGTCTGGACACTAGGCTCTGGAGTTGTCCGAAAGTGAATTGGCCTGTCACCTCAGCAATTTGGCTCCACTGCTGAAAGTAGTCTTCATAGGCCTGGGCCTCTGCAGACTGGGCTTGGGGCCTGAGGCCTGAGCCAATGGAGTAGCGGGTCAGGTCTGACACTGCACCCCTCACAAGTCCGTTGTTATTAAAGAGGTGTCTGGCAAACCCCATGAGGCTGCGCCTCTGGCTTCTGTTTAGGGTTTGCGTGGAGTCGCTGACAGTGTAGGGGACATAGGTGCGGTAGCGTCCTATTTCAGTGCCCCTGTAGTGCCCGCTGAAGCTAGAAGCCTTTTTCTTCTTGGGCGCTAGGTCAAGGACTCGCCCGTTGTGGTCGTAGAGTTCCATGCTAACGGGTAAACCTTGCAAAAGTCATGCGGGCAGGCTTGGTGCCTGTGGCTAGGCCCTTTTCATGCAGCACGTCTGTGAGTTGGGAGGCTAGTTCCTCAGTGGGTAGGACTAGCTCACGGGTGCCGCTTTGCGAGGCATTGGAGAAGGAGGTTGTTACTGCACCAGAAAGCACAGCATCTGCCACCCTTTCCTTGAGTGTCAGAAGCCACGCATCAGTCTGGAGCCTTAGAAAGCTTCGCAAGTCCCCCATTCATAGAAGGGGGGCAGTGTGTCACTCATCTAGCAACAACTTGGCAATGCAGGCAGCCACAACCTGCATGCACTCGCAGTCCCAGGCATGGTTTGCCCTAAAGGAAACCCAGCGCATCTCGGCCCTGCCGTGTTTGTCTATGACTTCCTTTTTGCGCTCAGAGTCCAACTGCTTGGCGTATTCTTCAGCCAACTCAGGGTCCATTTTGCAGACTTCCCACGGTTGGGCCTTGCCTGCCTTGAGGGCTGCTAGAATGTCTTTAGCGCTTGGGTTACTCCAGCGGAAGACAGGAGGGGCTACCCTGCCAGTGGAGGACACCCTGGTGGGTTTGCTATACAGCCTGCGAATGGTTCGCCCGTTGCCTGTGTGGGCAAAGTCCACAGAGGGCTCCCCCCTTAAGCCAACCCAGCCGAACCTGCCGCATTGAGCTAACACTCTTGCCCTCTGGTAGCCCACGTCTAGGAATGTGCGTTGGGGGGCAACCTCAAACTCCTTGCGTAGTTCCTCAACCTCGTCAAACGAGCTGACCCGTCGAAATGCCAAAAGCCTTGAGGCACCGCCCTTGCTCCAGGCTCTGACTATGCAGAAAAATTCCTCTAGGTAGTTCTGACAGTCCACTGTGAGGAATCGGGTGTGCTCGTCCTCCCAGGCGTCCTCAGGCCTGTAGGCGTCACTCACCTCAATCCGCTCAGTCTCCATGTGGTTGGAGGGCTTCCAGCTTTCAGCAAGCCTCAGGGTAACAAACTCCCTGAGTGGCTGGGTGTAGCCTGCAGCGGCATGTTGTTTGGCTTTGAGGAAGTCAATGACAAGGTCGCTCCAGGGCATGACACTTGGAGGGAGTGTTAACTGGTTGAAGCTGAAGCTTCTCACCCGTGGGGTGGGGTTGTCATTGGTTGCTACATAGCCACCTTTCACCATTTGCCTCCAGTTTGCCTCAGTGTTGCGGTGGGCATGGTCGCAATAGCTGCAGGCCATGGTGACAGTTTTTGCTACTTCCTCATAGTTCCAGACACCCCCTGGCTTGGTTGTCTCATTAGACTCCCACCTCATGCAGTCGTAGAAGCTGGGGGCAAACAACTCCCCGCAGCCTTGGCATTTCAAGTGCCATACCTCACAGGTGCCGCTTCTGTATTCGGTGTCGAAGTCGTCCCCAACTAGCTCAGGAGTGGAGCTGAACCAGTGCTTGCGGTTCCAGTAGCGGGTTGTTCGGGCCTTGGCTCGGGCTAACATTCCAGGCCTCCATGCGCTGACCTCGTCACCATAGAGAAACCGAATGGACCAGGAGCGCAGGAATGAGTTGTTTGCTGGGCCTAGCTTGAGGGTGCAGGAATGGAAGAAGACTTCGCTTATGGTCTTCCTGTGCCTGTCGCTGGGCCACTGGTCCTTGAGGGCAGGGCAGGACTCTAGAATGGGCTGCAGTCTCTCCTTGCTGTAGTCCTTGTATGAGTCCTCGTCTTGGAAGGTCACCAAATGAGGGCTGGGGTTTTGGCTGAGGCTGTAGGCAATAGCCACAGACATGCTGACGGTTTTGCCTGTCTGGGCAGCACAGCTCATGACCACTGTCTGGTTGCCTGGGTCAGCGTGGGCAGCCAAGGGCTCCAGTAGCCAGGGGGTCTCGTCAGCTCGAAATTGCCCACCGTAGGGGGACTCCCTCAGCTTTACGTTGTCCAGGGCCCAGTCTGCTATGCCTCCTGCATTACGCTCAGCCAGGGCTGACAGGACGCATTCGTCAACGAGTTTGTCCATGGGCCTGTCTTATGGTGGCAAGCAAAGACTTGTTGTAGCCGTCTATGACTCCTTGAATGTCCTGGGGCTCCAGGCCTGCCACTAGGGGAGGCAGCTTGGCTGCCTGCTCCTCCAGGTGCTTGCGGAATTCCATGGCCAGTTTCATGACACCCTCACGCACCTCGTCCACGGGTATGACTTGAGCCTTTAGCTTGTCCAGCTCATGGTCCAGCTTGTCCACTTGGCGCTTTAGCTTCTCCACCTCATACCACTCACGGCTGCCCTCTTCAGCGTGGTTGCCAGTGCTTCTGGTTTTCTTCAGCGCTTCCTGCACTTTCTCAGGGTCATAGTATTTGTCCCCCCGTGCAGTCTGTTTTGCCACTGGAACCATGCCTAACAGGTTGCGGGCCTGAGCCATAGAAAAATGGAGTTGCTCGCACACGTCAGCGGTTGACCATAAACCTTTTGGAATACGTGGCTTAGCTTTCTTTGTTGTCTGGGTTTTTTCTGGCATGTCTTGCTAGGCTGCAGCTTGCTTGAGCTTGTGTAACTCTCTCATATTGAG